TTTTGTCTTGTAAAATGAACTTCACCGGAAACATAAGATGCACCGCTCTCAAATATAACAACAACTTTGCCAGATTCAGTTTTAACTTCTTCAGCCTTTTTTTCGGCTTTGGCTTTTGGAGCAGCAGCTTTTTTGGCTGGTGCTTTCTTTACAGTGTTCTTTTCTTCTTTACCAGAAGTAACATCTGTGCTTTTAATAACATTATCACTCATAGGTAATAGATTACCACATATGTTTAAATAATGCGAGAAGGAGAGGATTTCTCCTCTCCTTCCGCACACATTTTTAGTTATGAATATTAGAGGCTACGAAGCTTAACATTCTTACCGATTACATAAGAATCAGCATTTTCAATGTTAGATCCAACTCTCATGAATTGTGTATATTCAATCGTGTCGGTCTTTGGCTTGAACTGACGGTAAACGGTAATGTCACGGTGGATACCAATGATGCGGTTGTTAGGGAATGTTAATTCAACATGACCATGTGAACCAGCAGCACCAGAGTAATCACCAGATACTGTTTCTGGCATCAAAGGAACTTCAAGCAATGGAATACCGAATGGTGAGATACCAGTTGAACCTGGACCGCCATTTGCTCTCATAGCTCCCTGAAGGAATGCCATATCACCAACGGTAGATGCTGGTGATGGTGCGCCTGCTGTTGCAGCAGTTGCGGAGTTTGGATTACCCAAGCTATAAATGGTGTCTTGCACAACACCCGAACCGGTGAAGAATCTCAACTCATTTCTGCGCTGGAGATACTTGGTTGGGAGGTTGCGGAGGATACGGTCGTATGTAGCGCGGGAAACTTGGTTTCCTGCCTCATCTACGGTACGGCCATTTGCCTTTGCAAGCTTGATAAAGCCATCAAGAGCCTTAATAAGACCATTGTTGGAGGAGGTATTACCATTGATGAACAAGTCGTCAAGGTCGTTGGCTGTCTGACGAGCCATAACCTGTGCGATGTGATCTTCAAGAGAAGCACCCTCGATGTTGTCCTCTAAGGACTCTGTTGACACAGCCCAATCAAGACGAAGCTTGACAGTGCTTAATGAAACCTTGCTGAATGTTACAGCAGCATTGGTGCCATCGTCAGTTGCCTCGGTTGCCTTGGAAAGCAAACGAGTTCCAACGGAAACCTTGTCGATTTCCATTTGTGGTGTGCGCATGCGAACGACTCTAGCGTTCTGCATGAGTACAGATTGGTCAATAACGTAATCTAAGAAGCGGTTGGACTGAGCTGGCTTTAACAAACCACCTGAATCATTGCCAACAACGCCCGTTGTTACTTCATTAGCCTTTGAAAGAATTTCTTCTTGTGATGCCATATAATTTTTCCTCCTACTTATGACTTATAACCCAGGGCGCTAATAACGCTCTGTGGCAAATACATGTTTCCCCAGATAGAATCAGACTTAGCGAGCTCATCGCCCTCTTCCTCTTCTTCTTCCGGATCAACGCTTTTCTTGATAGCACCAGCGTCAGCAAACTTGCTGACTTGCTCTTCTGTTTCAGCGAGAGCCTTTTCTGCTGCTTCTAATTTTTCTTGAAGCTCAACCGTGTTGGCTTCAAAACCCTTTGCAATATTGTCGATCTTTTCGTTCAGCGAAGCCTCAACCTCTTCTTTAATAGAAGTAGCGAAGTTAGCCAGTTTGTCATCAACAACAGCACTAAGAGCATCTTTAAGGACTTCAATATCCATATCTTCCTCCTGTGTGTTAATAGTAACTTCAACTTTGGTTGAAGCATCCTCTTGAACATCTGGTACAAGCCAATTGACCATACGCTTTAAAAGCGATAATCTATTTATTTCTTGTTCATTCATGTTTAAGACCTTATCATAGTTTACATCATTCTGCAATGTTTCATCTTGCGTTTTAATGATTTCTACCAGTTCTTCCATTTTATAAGAACTCATTTCTTTTTTCTCCTTTTTCTTTTTCGGTGTTGTAGGTGTAATAAATTGATTACCCTGTGTTGGATTTTTAATTCCAGAACCCATACCTGAAGCAGTAACTTCTCCTTCTTTTTCCATTTCAGAATCAACAGACTTCTCTTTTGTATTCTGATATCTTTCAAGAAGTCTTCTACCCTTTGCTGCTAACTCTGCAGCATCCTGAGCGTTCTGAGGAACTGGCTCACCCCAAGCAGCAGCCGAAAGAGCTAATCTTGTTGGTTCACCATTTGGCTTTTTCATTGGACCAGATGGGTTCGTAAAAAATCTTGTCAAAAAAGAACCTTTTCTACGCATTTTTTCAGGGGTATCTGCTCTCCCCTTTACTCCTGGTTTAAGATTTGCACCTTCCGTCTCTTTAAAGTGAGCACGACCAGCAGCAGTAAGTCCACCTTTCGGATCTTTAAGTGGGGCCTTTGCCTTTTCAATATCAAAGTCAATACCTTCAATAACATCAAGAATATAATCTAAATTTCCATCAGTATCCATTTTGATAATGTCAACAGTCGCAAGCGCATTTGCTGGATTATCCACTAAACTCAACTCGCCAAGCGTATATTTTTTAATAACATTAACTGGTCTACCTCTAAACATCTTCTCTGTAGACTCAGCTTTTTCCATGATTTTTCCACCAATAGAAAATGCCTGAAGAGTCCCATCAAGAATTTTTTCCCAAGTATCTTGGGCTCCCTTTGAGATATAAGCACTTACTTTAATAGCTTTATATTTTTCACCATCTTCAGATTCAATCTCAACTGGCTCATAGCTAATAGCCTTACCTACTGCAATAGGGTGGTGCATTTCTCTAATATTTCCACCCCAGTTTTTAAATGCTTCAAGAGATGCATTGAATTCAACAATGTCTCCAGATTTATCAATGTTATCAGCAGTTGCAATACCGCTTACAATTCTTTCCTCTTTTTTGACCATATCAATTGGGAAAGATAAATTAAAATTTTCCATAAAGACCTCGTAATCTAAAATTATACACTATAAAGCGTATCTTTAACCAAAAGCCATTACAGCAATTGTTACACCAGATGTAATTACTTGAAACTTTGTATAATCACCATAAAGTTCAACATAGCCAGCATTACCTTCGGCAGTTGATGGAATCAACACTCTCAATGGTCCACCATTGACTTCAACAACAGCATCTGTTACGTTGCTTGCATTGTAAAATTTAATAGAAGATGTATGTCTTCCAACACTCACTTCACCATCAGTGCTTGTAACACTTGTGTCTGAATAGACTAAAGTTTGTTCACTCATTATTTTCTCCTTCAAATACCTTTACGGTATCTACATTATCGCCAGAATCTTGATTCTGACCTCTTTCTGCTTGGTCTCCTGAGCCTTGAACACCGGGTGGTGTTGAACCTGCATCAGACCTAGACTTTGGTGGAAGTGAAGCAGCATTATTGGAATTTCCCATTGGTGCGCCAGCCCCTTCCTTTTTGACATTTGTTGGGTATGGAAGAACTTCATCACCATCTTTGCGCTCTGGCAAACCAACCTTCCCTCTAACCTCGTTAGGAGACATGACTTCTGTTCTAAGATATCTGTCATAAATTCTTGATTCCATCTCTTCATCCATAAGATCAATTTTCTTAAGTTTAAATTGCAGTAAATCAGTAAACTCAGAAACTATTCTGTTAATTTTTTTCTCAATTACTGCTTGATCTGGTCCAATAACTTGCATCTTAAATGTCTTATCAGCATCTCTTGATACAGCCAAGTTTGCATTGTCATAGACACCAACTTTTGGAGCAGGAACTCTGTTTGCAACAAGAATCTCATCACGATTTGATTTACGATACTTATCAAAAGAAGCATCCTGCACACCGGCCTCAAGCTTTTCAAACTTGATATCAGTATCAGATCCAACAGAAGCTGGAATCGGAATAATCAATGTTCCATGATTTCTACCCTTAACTTCATTTCTAAAATAGTTAACAAGCTCTTGCTTTGAGCGCTGACTAATCTTTGCACCCTTTAAGATAATTGCATAACGAGGAATAGCTTTGTTTTCAAAGTAGTCAATGTTATATTCTTTTGCAAATTTATCTCCGACAATTGCTGCAGCAGCTGAGACTGCTGAAGGGATTCCATAGTATGTGTGATTTGGAGAATACATTTTGAAATGGATAATCTCATTTGGATTTGGGTCCATATTGATTGGGTCTTCAGTTGTTGTATCCTGAAAGTTTCTAAAGTAGACTGCTTGGATTTTATTACTTCTAGAAATTTGAACAAAGCCATCACGCTTTCTTCTTATGCGAACCATAGTTCCAGGGATATGACCAATGTAGCCAATTTTACCTGCATTGTTACGACCAATCTCTAAATAGCCATTTCCAATGGTAAGAACATCTTGCC